AGGTAATTTGTTTTTAGGAACCCATTTTCCTTTATACCACACTTTAGGTGGTAACGATCTAATCCATCTTTTTTCTACTTTAGTATATTTCATACCCAAATGTATTTCTCACCTTTGCATTTAGGGCAATCTTCAGTTGTATTGTAAACTGGGTCTAGTTTGTTAGAACCAGATTGAAAATCTACAGTTCTTACTATGCCATGTGGCTCGCCTGTTATGGTATCTGCGCAGCAATCACAGGGTGTTAGCTGTTTGATCTTCACTTCCAGATTGGGCCTGTTTATTACTGGCTGTGTTTGCGGATTTGATTTTTTCATAAACTCTCTCTATTATGGCTGGGTCTTTCTTAACTGCTTCTTCGACTTGCGGAACCAGGAAGGATGCAGCCTTTCTGTACTTGTTTGGTATCAACTGCATGATAATATCACCGAGGCCTGAGTTGGCCATGTCTGTATCTGTCACTGTGGTGCCTTGTTTCATTTTGTTAATACTTCCTTTAAGTCGTAAAATCTCTTGTCTATAATCTGCTGCATCTGCCTTTTTCACTTCTCCTAAATATTTAATGTCAGCCTCATAATCTTTGATGCGTTGCCTAGAGTGTTTATTAATAGAACCCCTATTCCGAGCAATGAACACACAGGATAAACCTGCGCATATACTCGCCACCAGGATAAGTGATGCAGATAAAACTTCTTCCATACCATAAATAGTGATAAATTACTTAGATCTAAGCGTTTCTAACCCCAAATACACCCTAAACTACCCTACCCTGAGTCATCAAAAGCTAACAAAAACCACCATAAATGGTGTGTTCTTATCCCTAGGTATAATACTAATGGTTGCAATGGCTGGCGTAGTGGGGGAATTAGCGGAGGCTGTTGGGTACCAACAGGTTATTTTATGGTGCAACCCTGTTGGCTCGTCAAAAAAAGTGTGTGTGTTATTTTTAAATACTTAGAATGTATAGACTAACTGCATGAGGGGTTTAGCTATTACACGTACTGCAATAAAGCATACAAGTTCTTACCCAGCTAGCATCAGCGTCGGCTTAATGTATAATCCTGTTGCACTGGATGTACTAACCCCCCCTGCATTACAAAGAACCGGGCTGCTGGTGGAGGTGAAAGAATGGACTGGATGAACGCACCAACAAAAGTAGCACAGGAGTCAGGCCGTAACGTTGGAGGAATTAAAGCAGCAAAAACGATCAATTTACAGATCTCTTACTGGGCCTTACTTGAACAGATAAGATCGCAAAAAGGTTTCAAAAATGGAAACGAAGCAATGTGTTATGTGATAATGGAAAAGGCAATAGAACTCGGTCTGGAAACAGGATGATTTTTGAATTGTCAAAAACTAGAATCGGTTTGGAATCTACTGTCAATGAAGTAAGTGGAGAATACGAAGTTATCCCACGCAAAAAATGCAAGAAGTGTAAATGTTATCTGTCTAAAGGAACAGTAAGCATTTTGTGTTTCAAATGTTCAGCAAAACAAATTGTTTCCAAAAACATGTTTTAACCCAACTTGCAAATGTAAGGAACTGAAGATAGTTAGAGAAGTTACCTTACGTTGTAGTAACTGTAACTGCGGTGTAAAAGTAGAAGAAAGAAAACTAAATGAAGATGACCCGCATTGGTGTGCGGATATTGAAGCACTACTTTTTACCGTTGTCAAAGATGGAAAGGATGAATCTTAAAAATTTCAGAATCGCAATCTGAAATTTAATCCATATTTTTTTTAACATCTTAAACCTAAATTTTTACAATATTCTTGAATTGTAATATCGTCAGATTCAACGCTTATAATTTTACCGTTAGATTCTGCAACTATAATATAACTAAATCCTTTTTTTTTAGGAAATTTTTCTAGAAATTTTTGATATTGTGTTTTGTTCACATTGGTTGTAAAGAGCATTTTACGTATTGACCACTTTATAGACATCTACCCTAGTTCCTGATAACATTAATGCAGCAGGGTCAGACATCCAAATTTTAATTCTGTTAAATTCGCTTTGAGATGCGGTATCATTCCAAAGTGAGTTAAGTTGTAAAGTATCTTCGCTTACGGATTGCATTAAACCGTTAATATGCTCACTAACTGTGTTGCACCAAAGATAACAAATCGCGCCTCGTTCCCCACCGTGGTTAACGTGGTGCATTCTCCATTCAGTTTGATTAGTTTGGTTTTGCATGAATTGAACCCCTCCTTGTATAAAAGAACCCTGCCAATCATACAAGGAATTTATACTATTTACCTGTAAATAGGTATGCTGACCCAAACCAGCAGCATTTACATCTGAGTTTAGTACAATAACTAAGTAGGCAATATCTGCCTGCTGTACTGCCGGAGAAATAGCAAACTCCATTGCATTACTATCCACCGTTAACACCGCTGATGTTACTAATTGCATAGTACCGCCTGAACTGGAGGCCCAGCTTGGAGCTGTACTCGCTGCTACTGCGGTTAGTGTTTCTCCTGCGGGGACGCCTGGATAAGCCAATCTTTGTAAAGCGTTACCGTCTGAGTAAATTACATCACCAGCTGTAAGTGAACCTTGCGTAACATTATCCATGTCAAGTGCACCACCATCATTTACTATAGCACTTGAGTGAGTGTGCGGTCTAGTTACTGCACTGCCTGAACCACTAAAGCCCATCTTTAACCCCTGTCAGTTGTAAAGCGTTTACTTTCTGTAGTAAGTAATGTTGGTGCTACTTGGGCCACAATATCGGTCTGACCTGCTGCACCTGCTGTAATTGTTACACTTACAACGTTTTGATCATTTACGTTAAATTGTGAACTTGAAGATAATTGAAAAGATAGGGAACCATTTATTGAAATTGTGCATGCGTTCGCACCGTCTTGATTAATTATAGCCACTGAAATAGCTACACCTTTGTATAAACTAGGATAAACAATGGTTCCGGTTGCACCTGCTGCTATTGTGTCAACTGTTGGGAAACTTTCTAAAGTTGTGTCTTTTGGTTTTGTGGTTACTACAAACCCTTGAATTACAGAGGGCAGTTAAACCACCTAAAACAAATTGGCGTACTTTACCAAAAATGGGAATTGTGTTACAGCACCTAAAACTTGAGTACAGTTATACGAAATTTGCTTTCCGCCAGCCTGACCCGCTACGGCTATAGGAATTGGGCCTGGAACTACTCGACCAGAACTGGCGCTATCTGAGGACACAGAAAAAAACGATACGCCACTTTCTAATCCGTTAATTAATAATCTTGCTTCATGGTCAATACCTGCTGCATTGGCTGGATTATCTACAAAATCCAAAATCACATTGCTGCGGTTTAATTGTTGAACCGTCAATCCTGTAATATCGTCAGTGGCTAACGCAAATGTGTTTAGCGCTGCTGGTGCTGCCATCGTATAAGCTCGCATCAGGGGGACTGCCATTTTAGAGACTCTCCGTTTGTACGTTGTCTAGTGCACTTGGGCCACTAAATGCGGTTAGTCCTTGACCTACAAACATTTGAGTTGCTGCACCTGCTAATGATTCCAATCCACCAACACCATAGGCTGCTGCACCTTCGATTGCTTTACCTGCTGTGGTTCCTACAATACCGGGTGCTACTGCACCAAGAATAATAGTTCCTAAGGATGCGATACCTATGCCGGCTAAAAATTTGTTAATTGGTTTACCTGTTTTGAGTTTGAATGCCACACTTAAGATCATTAATAGTAGATCTTAAACCTTTCTAAATTCGAATTTAGAAACATTAAAGATCAAGTATAATAAGATAATACTATGGTAATTGGCAAGATTGGGGGTTATTTAGCTCTTGGTCTTGTTGGTGCATTTCTTCTCAACGCCTTAGTTCGACCGCAGTCAGCGTTAGGTACTGGTGCAGCGTTAACCGAAACAGGTACAGGAATAGCTTCAATCGGTATGGGAATAGGGGAATCATTAAGGTCAATTGGCAGTGGATCTTCGAAATTACTGGATCCCCTTTTTTCATTAAAAGACCTGGTTTATGATTCAAATGTTCCAGGAGCAGCCAATGTCTCAGCAGCTGCACAAGTTGAGGGTGAAACAAATAACGGAAGATTAACACCTTCAAGTAGCACTATTACCTGGAGTTCAGGAACTACAAGAAGCGTTCCATCATTAAGTCCTGCAGCCCGATCATTCTATCGTTCTAGAGGCGTTAGTGTAACATGAGAAAAGGAAGTAGGGAAGCCAAAGCATGGGGCCGTAAGATGAAACGACTTAGAGCAAAACCTAAAACTAAACGAAGAAAAACTAGAAGAAAAACTAGAAGAAAAACTACTACTAGAAGAAGAAGAACTACCAGGAAAGGTATGCTTACTTTGGGTCGAAAACGTGCCTATTCTAGGCGTAAAAGTAGAAAATCAGATTCTGCGTGGAATTTCTAAAATTTCCATTCATCTTTTCGTGCTTTTCGTGCTTTTTTAAATATTTTTTCAAAATAGGATTTAGGTAATTTGTTTTTAGGAACCCATTTTCCTTTATACCACACTTTAGGTGGTAACGATCTAATCCATCTTTTTTCTACTTTAGTATATTTCATACCCAAATGTATTTCTCACCTTTGCA